ATCAATTATTCGAGGATTCGCCACAGCCTGCTTCACTGCTTTTTCAGTAATTTCATGAAAGACACACCGAGGATTCGTTGCAAGATTTAATTTGAGAAGAATTGCAACACTGTAAGAAATGGCTTCTCCTTCACGGTCATCATCTGATGCTAGATACACTTGACGCGCATTCGCGGCGGCTTCTTTGAGTTGATGAATGGCTTTGGATTTTTCTTTTAAGAACTCAAATGTGGCTTCAAATCCTCTTTCAATACCAATCGCACTTAAATCTTCTTGAAGAGCACGAATATGTCCCATAGTTGCAATGACTTTCCAACCAGGACCAAGAAATCCTTGTATTTTTGAACATTTTGCTGGGGATTCAACTACAAAGAGATTATATGACATTTCTATACTAACTTTGGAAAAGGGTTGGGGTTCAACTTTAGCAAGTTGCTAAATTTGATTGCTTTGAAATATTTCAATGAGTTAGTACATGAGCGCTAACGAATGCTTAATCCTTGATGATGATGAACTTGAAGCCTCTCAAGTTCGTAAAGAAGAAAATATAAATCCACGAGATATGCGTTCCTGGTTACCTGATACGCTTCATCACACAAATCCATTCAACTCAACGTATGTCTCCACTTCTCATGCATTTCCTAAGGTCTTTCAAATAAAGCAAGCCCAAAAAGAAGAGTTTCCGAGACTTTCTGAGCGTGCTGCTCCAATCCCTGCGACATCAATGAATTATCGTTCCCGACTCCTCGCAAAACCTGACCTTCCTAAAGTAAGCACGATTAATGTTCTTGAACGAGTAAGAGAAGTTCTTCAAAAGGAAGATATAACAGATTTGAGCGGAGTAAGAAATTGTGGAGGACATCAGTGGACATTAGGTTGTCCTAAAAATGAAGAAATTCCAGAGTATGATTCCTACAGTCCACACACACCGCCTTATCCACCGCATTCACCACCTTCACCCCCATTTCTAATCAATACGCCCCCCATTAATCAGATGATTTATCCAATTGGAACTTTTCTTCACGCACCATCTACCACACCTCTACAAGATGGCTTTAGGAAAGAACATGCTTTACAGTAGATGAATTCTACCAAGAAGCCTGGTGGTGATATAACAACATTATTAGATTTAGCAAATCGAGATAGTCAAGATAATGACCTTTTTCCATTACAATCCATGGAATCTTGGTTTACTCGTGACCCAGAGAGAAGACATATTGCAACGACTCCTCTTGTTGCTGATTTTCCCTTTCGTGGTCCTGCTTCTTTTGGTCAACGATTTACATTTGATATTGGTTCTGTACCTTGCGGTGATGTTCTTTTTGGTGCAGCGATTCAGATTCAACTTGGTCATTGGTTTAATCCCCAAACGCAACTTTTTGTCAGAAGCAAACGCTATACGTATGACAATTCAGGACTCGCATGGTTCTATACAAATGGAATTGGAAGTGTTCTGATTGAAAAAGCCGAATTGGAAATTGATGGAAAGACAATTGAACAAATGGATGGTGATTTTATTCATGCGTTCAGTATTTTATTTCCAGATTTGAATGCGCAATTTGGCCCCGCTTTTGACCACCAATGCCGTTTTTCTCCAACCAGAATTATGAATTGGGACTCAAGTCGTATTTTTCCAACAGAAGATGGATATATTCATTGTATTCTTCCATTCTTTTTTATGAGACAGCGATATCAAGAAGCCTTACCAATGATTGCAATTCGTGAAGGAAGAGTTCGAATTCACATCACAATTCGAAAATTTGAGGATTGTGTTCGTCAAAGAAGAGGATTTCGTAGCACTTGTGATAGCACACCGTTGGATACAACAATAGCACTTACAGATACAGTATCAAGTCAACCTGTTTCTGCAGAAACTGCAGTGGCTGCTCCAGATTTCCGCCAATTGCGCCTTCTCACTTTTGGTGCTTGCCTCACAGGAAGAATCCGAGATGCCATGTTGCGTCAACCATTTGAGATTCTTCACCGTGAAGTTCAAACATTCTGGTTTACAGAACCGTTAAAGTATCTCACTGCGAAAAACAGTACAACCGATACAATCCGTGTCCTTTTACCTTTAGAAGCCAATCATCCTTTGGAGGAAATTGTTTGGTTTATTCGTCGCAAAGATGTAAATATGAACAATGAATGGATTAATTACAGCAGTGTCTTAGAAAAAGACTATGATTTAACGTATAATCCTCCTCAGAGTATGCTTGTATCAGCAAGTATTCAAGTGAATGGTGTAACGATTGTAGATGCTGAGGAAATTTATTTCCGTGAACTTCTGGCTCGCCATCACAAAGGTGGTATTGTTCCATTTAACAGATTCTTATATGGATATCCTTTTGCTCGAGAACCCGGTCAACACCAACCGAGTGGAACGCTCAACGCTAGTCGTGTGCAGAATTTACGACTCAATCTAGAGGTTAAATCCATTCCTGGAGTGGAATGGGAAGTGAAAGTATTCTGCCTTGCGTTGAATTGGTTACGATTCCAGAATGGCTTGGCCAATCCTATTTTCGATGATTAAAATAGAAATGTATCTTCTTCTTGGATTCTTATTTTTTATCTTATCTCCTGGTGTGCTTCTAACACTTCCACCTGTTGGGCGAAACGTGTTTCTCAGTGGTAAAACAAGTCTTCTAGCAGTTGCTGTTCATACCCTTGTATTTTATCTTCTCTTGAAAGTGTGTTCTTATTTTTCAGAAGGATTCCAAACTGCTGACGCGTCTGACAGTACTACTCCACGTTTCGATAGAACAGCAAACCTTTTACCCTTAGGAGCAACTTGTAAAGGTGATGCTAAATGCTTCTCTGGTCATTGTATCGATGGTGTTTGCAAGCAGTATGTTGAGTTCAATGGTATATGTAATACGAATAGTTTGTGCGGAACTGGCTTAACATGTGTCAATAATAAATGTGTGAATATGACTACAATAGGTTCTCCTTGTGATGCAAATAATGTATGTCCTGGTTCAGCAACATGTAATTCAAATATCTGTAAGTTAATTGGACTTGGCACAAATGCTGCTTGTAATTGGTTTAAAATGTGTAATAGTGATTTTGCCGATTGTAGTGGTGCTTCACAAGGTCTAGATGCCAGCGGAAACTATACCAATGGATTCTGTAAAAATAAATTAGCATCAACGTGTACCGCTAATTCTGATTGTTTCTCAAACGAATGTGTAAATGGCGTCTGTTCTATTACTCTTACTAATTATGGTGATGATTGTAAAAGTAGAGGTACAAGATGTGGTACTGGTTTAGCGTGCGACCGAATTGATAAAATATGTAAACAAGGAGTTGGAAGTGATTGTTCCAAAACTTCCACTAAATGTAGTTCTGGCCTCACATGTCAAAACAAAGTTTGTGTAAATAGAAATGTTGGTATCAATGATGCTTGTGATGGTGTAACTAGATTTTGTGGAAATCCTTTTAACACAACCTGTTCAAATGGATTCTGTAAAATACTGTTAGGTAAACCTTGCGGTGATAACGCGGAGTGCCAGAGTGGTAGATGTTCAGCAAATAAATGCATTTAGATTGTTTCTGCTAAGAATAGAATGAAACTTATTGCAACTCTTTTATTTGTTCTTTTGTCACCCGGTCTTCTTGTGACATTGCCTCCTGTTGGAAAGGAACTCTTTATGTCCTTAAAGACATCAGTTGCTGCTATTTTAACACATGCTGTTGTATTCTATGTTCTTTTGTGGTATTTTACACGATATGAAGGATTTCAGACTGAACCTACACCCCAATGTGGTGGAAATTCCCAACCTGCAGGTTGCAAGTGCCTCACTTATACCCAGTGTAAATCTGGAAAGTGTGTCAATCAAGTCTGCCAGTAATTGGTTAAAGACATAAGAGTAAAAGAATTTAGAATGCGTATTTTCTTTGGCTGTATAACAAAAAATCTCGGCGAACGATTTAAAATTTTCAAATCCTTTGCGGAGCCGCTTTTACTCAAGTTTCCTACAATGAATCTGTATATGTATGAAAATAATAGTACAGATGATACACCTGATAATTTAAAACTTTGGGCAGAGACAAATACGCATGTCCACGTGAAATCTGAAGTTATTCCCATGGAATGGTTTCTTGAACGAAGCAAAGCACAGACTTATGATAATAATGCCTGTCGCTTAGAAATTCATGCTGTTTGTCGTAACAAAGTGCTTGAAATGATGGAGGCAGATGGCATGGGTCTCGAGGAAGATGATATTACCATAGTGATGGATCCAGATATCAAGCAGGTTTGGCCGACTGATTTTTTAGAACAACTTCTTATGAATTATCCAAAAGGTGTGGATGCTGTGTTCGCGAATGGCTTATCACTTCGTTTAACCTATTACGATGCATATACCTATTTTGACGAGAAACACCCTTTTGGTATGGAACTCATTCATGAAGATAAAATCTTGTCTGAAAAATATCCCGCCATAACACAACATATCCCTTTTGATAGTCAACCAATTCCTGTTCTGAATGCATTTGGTGGACTTGCGGTTTATCGCTCAACTTCTCTACGTGGTTCACGATATTCTGGTGTGGTGACGAAGGACTTACACGCCATGAACTTGAAGTTTATTGAAGAGCATCCTGACCATCCTTATGTGAAGGCTGTCAAAGAGAAACCTGAGACCCACTATCATGGTGCGCAACTCGGATTGTATTTATTTGATAAAGAATTGTTTTATCGCAACAACGCAGGATATAATTATCCTGTGGTGTGTGAGCATGTTCCTCTTCATGCTTCCATGCGAATGAAAGGATTTGATAAGATGTTTATTCTACCTCCGCTCCTTTATGTATCAGACCATTATTAACAAACTAAAGAAAAGTTTTTATTTATATTTAGAATGGAAACCGCTCCTTGTACTATTTGTGGTGAAGGTGGTCATCATCCACGAAAATGTCCGTCACTTTCCTCTCCTTTAGAACTAGGATTTTACAAAGGACAAATTCCTCGTGGAGGAGGGGGTGATGGTGAAGATGATGAGCACTTACAAGTCGTGCAGGGTCATCCGCACTTACAAGTCGTGCAGGGTCATCCGCACTTAGGAGTACGGAATAATCCAATGACCATTTCTCTTCATACGAAGAACCTTTGCATTACCCACCAGCCAGTTGTAATGAAGAAGATAGAATCCTTCAGGGGGCTTCTCTGAATGAGTTCCATTTGGATAGAGTAAAACAGGAAGTGTATCATAAGTAGGTTTTATTTCTCGTAATTTGGAATTTACCCAGAGTTGGTCTTCTGGTGCTTGGTTCCAACGGGCTTTATCATTGACTTTAAAAATATCTCCATCTGCTCCTTGTTTCCAAGCAATCACTCCGCTACACACATTTGTACACGGTTTTTCACATGTATCACCATGTCCATCACATTGAAAGAGCAACGGTGTTTGCTTCAGTCTCTCACGAATATCAGGTAAGATATCATGCGAGATTACTATATCACCATCAATATAAATACAGGTTTGTATAGAAGAATCTTTTGCAAATGTGGCTAAGCAATCAAGTTTAACGAGATTAATTTCTTGGAAAGGTTTACTACCAAAAAGTAACATACGTGAACCACTTTCAGTAGGTGCTTTTGGATACAAAATACAAGGAATTCCTTCATTCGCAAAAAATCTATAGCATTGCTTGTCTGCACACACAATACAAAGTTTCCAAGGAGTTTTCAACTTCTCAATATGCTTATAAAGGTTCAAAGTGAAAAACTTGTACCCATTTGTTGTTAGTGTCCAAACGAGACATCCTTCATATAAGAACTTTGCAACATTCATTTGCTGTATTAAAGTGAATCTTTTCCTCTAAGTAGAGATGGTAGCATCGCTACTTCGTATTCTTCATAGTGGTATACAAAACACGAGGCTCATGCCTCCAGCGAAACAACCTCGAATTACCATGTATACGAAGGTGTTTACAAGAGCAGGTCGTTTTACAACTCAATTTGTTCGTCTTGATTTTGATACGAAACCTACCTTTGGAACAGCCGCAACACTCACAATTCCTCGAAAAGGTCATTTAGTTTCAAGACTTTTTCTCGTAACAACTATGCCCGATATTAAAACACAGCAGATACGAGCACAAACAAGATGTGATGTTTCTGGACTTACATTCTTGGGTCCAAAATTTGGATGGACAAATTCTCTTGGCCATGCTTTACTAACAGAAGCAGCCATTGAAATTGGAGGTTCACGCATGGAACGCTTAGATGGTAGACTTTTAGAAGTGCTTGATGAGTTCTACACACCGCTTGAAAAAGTAACACTCATGAATGACCTCTTACCCAGAAAACAAAATGGATTCAAAGTTGGTGTATTGGGTGGGCTTGAAGATACTGAAAATCTGTTTACAACGGCTGTTACTCCCCTTCCCTTTTGGTTTTCCTGTGGTGACCCTGGTGCCTTCCTACCGATTGATGCGATTCAAGCCGACGCAACGGTTTTAAAAGTTACCTTTGCCCCTTTAGCCAATACATATGTGTCCTCCCAGCAACGAACTCCTACCCAGCCAAATGCTTCTGTCCCAGGTGATTCCTATGTGCCTATTGTGAACTCACCCTTCTATTCAGCAGGTGGAACAACTCTTGTCTATGGATTAACTGGAAATCCTACTGTGGGAGTGAATGCCACTGTGGTACCGAATATACGTATGCCTGAAACACTACAGTTAGGTGATACATATATTCTAGCAGAGTACGTATATCTAGATAAACCTGAAGCAAACAGATTTCGAATTTCTGATTTACAGATTCCTATTCCGCAACATTATCCTTTTGACCCTGTGGATACACAGACGCTGCCTACTATACAAATTCCTCTCAAAGTTCCCAATCCTACCCGAAATCTTTTTTTCTATTTTCAACGATTTGAGGCGGCTCGGTACAATGCACCATTCTTAGCAACAAGAGATATATCAGGAGCAGGAACAGGGGTTCCTTGGTGGCCAGATGCTTCTGGTTTGAATACAATGGAATTAGGAGACTTGGCTCCTGCCTTCAGTACACGAGATTCAGAACCTATCCAAAGTGTACAACTTATTTACGAGGGTCGTCTTGTTCGTTATTATTCTGAATCACCGAGTATATTTCGAAGTTTACTTCCCAGTTTTGAAATGAGAAAGAGTCCATGGGTTAATCGTTATTATTACACATTAGCCTTTGGACTTGCGCATGGTTTGCTTCCTCCTTCTGTTCCAAGTGGTGAAGCCAATCTTGATAAAATTTTGAGCATTGATTTACAGTTTAGTTTAACTCCCAATACAGGTTCAATCAATCCAAATGCTGTTCAAAGATATTTTGTCTATGTTTGGGCTGAAACCTATAATATTTTACGTGTCTATGGTGGTCGTGCTGGATTAATGTTTGCGTATTAAACGGCGTTTGTATATTTTCATCGCATTTTTCATTTTTTTGGTTTGATGCGGGTGATGTTTCGCACGATAATACATTGTTGTAATGACTTGCCTTTGATAATTCTTTGACATCTTCTCAATTTTCTTAAGAGTTTCCTGTGCTTTCTTTGCAGATTCAAATCCAAGTCCTGATATTCT